GGAGATACCAGAAACAATGACGGCTCTGCCAATGGACTTGGCATCGGAGAACCGGGAGCACCTGCCAACACACTCACGGCCGCAGACAGGCACGGAGTAGCCTGCTTCGCACAACAGGCAATCGGGGAATACGAGGAATCGGAGAAAGCCTCCTGTCTGAAGCGCAGGGATTATAAGGACAGCACCGACCTCATTCTCTGGGAGTACATCATCCGCAGGCTCACACCATTGGAATGCTGCAGACTGCAAGGTTTCCCAGATAACTGGGCAGAGGAACTGGGGATAACAGAGCCAACGCAGGAAGATATCGATCACTGGCGAGAGGTGTTCCGAACGCAGATGGAAGCCATGGGCGAGAGCAAAAAGGAAAAGACAGACAACCAGATCTGCAAATGGCTGAAAGACCCGGAGAGCGACTCAGCCAAATATAAGATGTGGGGCAACGGCATAGCACTTCCGTGTGCAATGTTTGTGATGGAAGGTATCGCCATGATACTAAGCAGGGAGGATACAGATGAGCAGAAATAACAGAGATTACATATCCTGTCGCAACCCCGCAGCAACCAAGCAGCAGGAGGCAGGTTGGAACAGGATGGTGCGAGATTTGGAGCACCGCAAAGCAAAAGAAAATCACAGGAAGGAGGTAAAAACCAATGGCAGAAACGCATAAAGGCTTCGGTCTGCTTTTTGAAATGGGATGCGGAAAGACGCTAACAGCAATCATGATAGCAGGCACGGCTTACCAGATGGGTAAGGTGGAAAAGGTACTGGTGGTAGCACCAACCTCCGTCTGCTCCGTATGGCCCAAGGACTTCGCAGAATTTGCAGACTTCAAGGCAAACATCAAGGTACTGCTCGGAGACAAGAACCGCAGGCTGAAGCTGTTAAACGATCTCGACAACTTCCCATTCAAGGCATTAAAGGTAGCCGTTATCAATTACGAATCCACATGGAGAGAAGGCATCTTTGACGCACTGTATGAATGGAACGCAGACATGATCATCTGCGATGAGAGCCAGAGAATCAAGAGCCACGATGCAGAGCAGTCCAAGGCAATGCACAAACTGGGCGACCAGGCAAAGTACAAACTTATCCTGTCCGGAACTCCGGTACAGAATAATGCAATCGACCTGTATAGCCAGTACCGCTTCCTTGACCCGACAATCTTCGGAACGAACTTCTATCAGTTCCGAAACAGATATGCCATCATGGGCGGATTTAACAGACACCAGATCGTGGGATACAAAGACCTCGACCAGTTAATCCAGAAAGAGCACTCCATCGCATACCGAGTGACCAAGGACGAAGCACTCGACCTGCCGGAGCAGACATTCCTGCAGAGATACATAACGATGTCTGCAAAAGAAAAGAACATCTACGACCGCATCAAGCGTGAGAGTTTCGCAGAACTGGAAAGCGGCGGGCAGATCAGCGCAACGACCGTGCTGACAAAGCTGCTTCGCCTTCAGCAGTTCACTGGCGGATTTTTGGTGGCAGATGGAGAAGAAAAGCCGGAACTGGTCAGTAAAGGCAAGCTGAACGCACTGGAAGAAATCGTGGACGATTATGTGGTGGACGCAGGAAAGAAACTGGTAATCTTCGCACGTTTCAGACCGGAGATAGACATCATCGGGCAGATGCTGAAAAAGAAGAAACTCCGCTACGGAGAAATCTATGGAGATGTAAAACTGGAGGACAGGGGCGACATCGTCAAGGACTTCCAGACAAACCCGGAAACAATGGTATTCCTCGCACAGATCGATACCGCAGGACTGGGAATCACACTCACGGCCGCAGACACCTGTGTGTATTATTCGGTCAACTTCAACTATGCAGCATACAGTCAGAGCCTTGCCAGAATCCACCGTATCGGGCAGAAGAATGCCTGCACTTATATCCACCTCATCACAGAGGGAACGATAGACGAAGTGGTGCTGAAAGCACTGGCGAAGAAAGAGGATCTGGCAAAAACAGTCGTAGATACATGGAGGGATTATTTCTAATGGGTGGACGCAAATGGACAGATGAAGAACTTGTCCTCCTGGAAGAACTGACAGAGAAGTACCCACTGGAAACAGTGGCAAGACGGCTGAACCGAACCAAGGAGGCGGTGTTTCTAAAGAGACAGCGCATCGGGATGGGCGGATACATGGCGAACACAGATATGCTCACCAGAAACACCGTGTCGAAGATCCTTGGAATAGAAAACCGAACCCTGCAGTACTGGGAGAGAAAAGGTCTGAAAAGCTACCGGAAGCGACCATACGTGATGTACCGACAGGAAGATATCATCAAATACATGAGAGAGCACCCAGAGGACTGGAACGCAGCCAGGGTAACAGACGACACAATGTTCATGCGCTACGACTGGTACAAGGAAAAAAGAAAAAATGATATATCACGCAGATACAACTGGACAGGAACGGAAGTCCGAAGGATGCAGCACCTCAGACACGAAGGATATTCCATAAGGGAAATCGCAGAAATGATGAACCGCTCGGAATCGAGCATAAAATACAAACTTTACAGGAGGAGCAACAATGGCAGCACTTGATGCAAAGACAGTAAATGCAAAGAGCGTGGAAACGGTAAAACTGAATTGTATTCAGAAAGTCAGTTCTGCCAATAACAAAAGATTATGGCAACTGAATAAAGCATACAGGGAAGCCGAACACGATCTCCAACTCATGGAATCAATTGGTGCAATCTCAAAAAAGGAAGTGGAAGAAACCATGGATAAAATGAGATTTCACTATGTAAAACTTGGGTTGGAAATGAGGGATGGCTATGAAGATTGATATTTTCAACGCAGAAGAAAAATACGACATCCTCTACACGGACCCACCGTGGCAGCAAGGCAGGGGCGGAAAGAAAGCGGCCAGACCGAACAGCACCGGAACAACAGTACCATACGAGACAATGGACGTCCCCGGAATTATGGAACTGCACCGCTATGTCACAAACGAACTCATGAATGAAAAGCACAATGTATTCATGTGGACGATAGACAAGTACCTGCCGCAAACAGAGGAAATAATGAGCCTGCTTGGATATAAACTCCACGCAAGGCTGATATGGGATAAGGGCAACGGACCGGCACCCGCGTACACGGTGCGCTTCGCACATGAGTACCTGCTCTGGTTCTACAAGAAGGGAAATATCATCCTCCCAGACAAGGACAAGCGTGGAGCATTCTCCACGGTACTCAGAGAAAACAGCAAACGGCATCACAGCCAGAAGCCGGAATGTGCCTATCAGATGTTAGAAACATTTTTCCCACAAGCAAAGAAACTGGAACTCTTCGCAAGGGCGGAGCGTGACGGTTGGGACCAGTGGGGAAATGAATTATAAAACCAAAGGAGGAGCAACAACATGGAAACAGTCACAACATTAGACGACAAGGTCAGAGCCTTCAAGGTACTGCTCGACAAGAAAGATGAATTAGCAGAGCAGACCAAGGCAAACAATGAGGAACTCAAAAACCTCGAACAGGAAATCGCACAGCAGATGGTGGACGAGGAAAAGCCGGATACTACGGTGGATGGCTTCAAGTACAGCCTGCAGGAGAAAACGAGATACTCCAAGATTTCAGAAGAAAAGCTGATGGAAAAAGGTCTGGTATTCTTCGATGTCTTGAGAGAGCAGGGATTCGGACACCTCATCACGGAAAGAGTAGATCCACGAACCCTCGACTCTGCGATGAACAATCTGGCGGCCGAGAACGATGGAGAACTGCCGGAAGAAATGGCAGAGGTACTCTCCGTTTATTCGGAACTTAAGGTATCCAAGAGAAAAGCCAACACCAAGGCTCTGAACAGAGCAAAGAGAGCACAGGAGGTATAAAGATGGACTACGAACAGATGGAAATTGATATCACACTGGAAAGCGACCGTGACCTTAAAGAGAATATGCAGGCGACTGCCAAGTTCGCACTGGGGCAGATTATGGAGTATCAGCACCCGACCAAGNAGGTAAAGAACCGCCATGAGGGATACGGCATCGCAGCAGAGGGATATGCGTCCCTGCAGGGCAAGATGAAATCAACCAAGACAGATATGGATGACCTCTTAAAACTCCTGCCGAATGGAGACGGCGATGTCCTCAATGTAATCGGCAGCCTTTACAATTCAGCGGTTGAGGTAGCTGTGGAGTCCATCAAACTGGCAGCGCAGGCACAGAGGATCATGGACGACCTCTACTACGGAGAGAGCGGAAAGCCGACACCGATGGAAGAATACATGGACGAGCAGGAAGCAGGAGCGTCAGAGGATGATGGCTTCGAGGAAGCAGACAATAACAAAGAAGATGCAGAGGAAATGGAGGAATAAGGCATGGCAAAGAATGAGGTAGCAACAACAGAAAAGAATTTCAATCTGGTCACGCTGACCGGAGAACTGAAGGAAGCAGTAGCAGAAGAACTGGATGGTCTCGGCACTCTTCCATTTGAGAGAGCAAAGATTCCAAGCGGTGGCGGTCTGGCATTTGAACTGCCGGGAGAGACCGAGGATGAGCCTGTGATGAGTACAGACCTTACCGGAGTTCTTATCCATCATCACCCGGTAAATGCATACTGGAAGGAGGAGTACGCAGGCGGAAATGTTCAGCCGGACTGCTCAAGCCATGACGGAAAGCAGGGAGTGGAGCGTGAGACTGGGGAAATCCATGATTGCAGCAAGTGTCCGCATAACCAGTTCGGAAGCGGAAAGAACGGATCTGGAAAAGCCTGCAAGAACATTCACAGATGTTACATCCTACAGGAAGGCAACCCTGTACCGATTATCCTCGCATTACCGCCAACCTCTCTGAAATACATCAGAGATTACATCGGCAAGCGAATCCTCCTCAAAGGACTCCGCTGCTACGATGCCGTAACTAAGATCACACTGAAAAAGGAAAAGTCAGCAGACGGCATTACATATTCCAGAGCAGCCTTCGCATTTGTGAGTAAGCTGACGGACGAACAGAGAGCCGAGACAAAGGCAATGGTAGAGATGATCAAGGCACAGGCGGACAATATCCCGGATATTGATGAAGCAGACTACAACACCGGAGCCGCCGTGGATGCAGCAGACTTCCAGAGTGTGGACGGAGACGCAAACCTGCCGTTCAACTAAGGCAGACTAAGCCGGGAGCGGAAACGCTCCTGGCATTATCCAAAGGAGGCACAGTATGCAGATATTATTTGATAACTGGACCGGCAGATACGATGACGAATGCTTAATGCCGGGAGACATCGTGGAAGCGGCTATGGTTTACAACTTTAGAGAGAACGCAGGCAATCAGACGGATACTATGATCCAGATGGGCGAGGTCGCAGACATCGTAGGCAACCTGCCAATCTATGACACCATATACAAAGAGAA